ACATTGTACACGCATTGCTTGGTCGAACAAATCAGAAAACTTATTACGCATTCTGTCAACAAACTTAGAGAACTTTAATTCATCCCTAGTAATTTCCGATGCACGGCCGAATGAGAAACCTGCACTATTCGGATCAATACGAGAAACCGGAACATTCAACGCTTTATAAAGTTTCTTTTCGAAATATTTAACGTCTTCAAGTTCACCAAGATTTTGACCACCAGGTAATGTGGTGATCTCAGTGCCCTTGCCACCTTCTCTACGTGGGAGCCAGAAGTCTTCCATCATGGACATAAACTTTCGGTCATCACGTACTTCACCGGTGTTTGCATCATACACAAGTTTATTTTTGTACTTGACCATGATATCACGGAGGTATTGTTCAGCCTTTAACTTAGGCAAATTACCAACGTCGATATAAAAAATTCTACGCTCAGGTGCTCTAGAAATACGATAGATGACAGTAGCATCTTCAATCATACGCAACTGATTCAACGGTTTAATTGCTTTGTGTAGGTATGAAAGAACTACAGCACGGCGAGAATCCATCAAACCAGAAACTACAGAAATAATAGAGTCTGTAGTAATGCGAACACCAACTGGACCAAAACTGGAAGAAGAACTAGAAATAACTTTGTCGTTATAGATGTAATACTCGTTTACAAGGTCCATGACCTCAACACCAGTACGCTCATCTTTTTGTTTCTTCACTTCACGAACCTTACGCAATTTTCTAGGGTCAATATAACGAAGTTCTTTGACACCAGACATTGGATTTTCGCGGTCAATAATAATGTGGTAATACATTCTACCATCGATATAATATCTACGGAAAATATCTTGAGCCATATTCTTATAATTCAAAAGGCGTAAGACATTTTGAAACTCTGTCTTGATCGCCTTTTTAATTTTTTCTGGCTGTTGCAGATCATCCAAAACAATTTTGATAATCTTACCATCATCATCTTGACAGATTGCTTCATTAACAATATCATCAATAGCGGATTCTATTTCTGGCTGCATAGCCATTTCGCGGTAACGAGAGATTAACTCTACGTCATTCTTTGCAGTACCATCTAAGTCAACATACGTACCGTAGTAAGCAGCAGATGTAATAGTTAATGCGCCATCATCATTAGACGGTGGCGTAAACGATTGTTGCACGGAATTGTCTTCTTCAGACTTTTCCCGTGCAATCGTAAAACCAAATAGAGAAAATTTATTTGCTGCCATTGTTACCTTTTCATTTCAAAAAAACATTCCCGATCATTGATCGGGAAATAATATCAAGTTGTACTTTCGATGGCTTCCCACCATTGATAAGCAAATGTTACACCATACTCTTCAATAGAATCATTGTCTTGCCAGCTCAGATCGATTGGTGCAATATCTGTTGGAAACAAACCAACAAACTTGTACGTCTTCAATGCATCACCAGTTTTACCATATTGTGTCACAGTAGCATCAACAGTATATCCTGCTGGAGATTTTGCGCCACCATTACGTAGATTGCCTGCGTGACTATTTATTGCGTTCATCCACGACTCTAAAGAATTTCGAATTAAGAAATCTTCATCGTTGATAATGGTCGGTGTCCAATCAGCAAATGATCTATTACCTGCAAATTTAAGTTCACGACCAAAATAGAAAACAGGAACAGATGCAACTGTGGAGCCAGGCAGTTGAGCACCCTTTACCATGAAGGTTGCTTTCTGTCCCGCAGCAACACTATTATCTGCAATTGTTGGGAAAGTTAAAGATACAGAGAATAGATTGGGACGAGCACCGTCCCCAATCATATTTGCTCTAAATTCTGCTACGTTGAAACTCATTTTTATCTCCTTATCGTTGTTTTATTTATTAGAATTTACCAACGATTTCAGTGAAATCTACACCGGTTCTAACAGCAACGAAATTCAGTTGGATAAAGTTAATTGCTCTTGCTGGTTTGACATAAATGTCACCAACAAACTGATTAGAATCGATGACTTGTGAAGTGTTATTTGTGTTGTCACATACAACGCGGAAGTCATAGATGCCACGGCGACCCTGGATGTCTCGTAGGAATGGTGTTACTAATGCAACAAACTGTGCGCGAGTGAACTCATCATTAAATTCAAACATCGAGAATTTCGAAGCTTGTGCTATTGCTTTTTCCAAGACAATAAACAATCTACGGACGTTAATTCTGTCAAATGCCGAAGGCTTGTTGAGAAGCGTTTTGTCACCAAATAGCACAGTTCCTTGACCGGGAAATGTCGCAACAGGATTGATACCTAGAGTATAAAGACTGTCTCTATCCGTCTTGTTTGGATTCCACGCAAGTTTGACAACATTCTTCAGATTACCACGGTTGTAACCTGCTGGTGAATACCACGGATCGCGGACAGAATCGGTATACGCACAAAGACCGGCAGTATCACCATTCAATGGAACCCAACGATAAACGTTGTTATATTTGTCAAACATGTACTTCCAACCGGAGTCAGCAACAGCATATGATGTTGTACGATTAAGTGCAGTATTCCATGCGGTAATGTTGGTAACTTCACTACCTGATTGGTTTACAACGTTAGCTGACGGAGGCGAAACAAATGTGATACAATCTTTGCGAGATGAAGAAATATCAATCGCAGTTTGTTGTACGGCTACTGCAGCATCACCAGCGATAAGCAATGAAACATCAACTTCATCGGCATTCAAGAATAAATTAAATGCGGTTTGAAAGTTAGCTGCACTTGGTGTAGAATCTGCACCACTCGCCAATTGAACTGAAACAGCAGATGCAATAGTTACATAATTAGTTCCAGCTAATGGAAGACCCCATGTTGCATTAGTTGTTGCATACGACACTGGACCCATAGCATAAACATATTTTGAATTATTAAAGATATAATTTTTATAGTAATTCGAATTACCTAAGGAATCTTTAGCGTCGGAACCTTTTGATAAAAACTGAAATACTTCAAGAACTGTATTCTTAACACCGGTAAATAATCCACCAGCATCAATAACTATGACATGCAATTCATCATTAGTTGCACCTGCAGCAGAACCACCGGCAGAAGTTCCTGGAGCACCAGCAAAATAACCTTTATATGTCCAAGTAGAATAAGAAGCAGAGTCGGCAACAGACACATACAATGAATTGCCCAATGCACCAGGATATCTAGCGGCAAAAGCACCATACAAATCAGCATTATCTGCGTTTAGATAAGTTGCTTCAAAACTATCTGAGTTGGTAATTTGCAAGTTTGTGCCCGATCCGCACTCAGCATTATATGTAGCCGCACCAACTGCACGAACAACTTTAAGATTATTGCCATATGCCAAGAAAGAGGCAGCAGTAAAATAAGATGTATAGTTATTATTGTCTGGATTGCCAAACTTTTTGTTCAAATCAGATTCACTTGAAACCGTAATTTTTTTGAATGCTGGACCCCATGCAAAACGTCCTGCAAATGCACCGGCTGTAGTAAGTACCGAAGGAACAACTGTTGTTAAGTCAACTTCAGATACTGTTACGCCTGGAGAGATTGAAAATGCCATATTATTTTCTCCTTGATATTTTATGTTATAGTGGCAATATTATACCGTACTAATATTTATGTAAGACTACTTTTATAGATTACGCATCATATCCCGAATAAAACTTGAATAAGTTTGTCCGGAATCTGCAGATTCCCATACATCACCATCCATAACCTCAAAACTATGTTCCAACCCATCTTCAATAATTGGTGCAGGTAGCGTTTCTTCATCAACTTGATTCATATTTTCAAGTTGAATCTGTTTACGTATATCGTGACTAACAATTTCCTTAAAGTATTTTTGTGTTGCTACCCATGCGAAAAGAACTAAAGTCATCACTAAGTCATCATTTGCACCTTCTTCAGCAGCAAATGAAGTTTTATTTGCAACAAATGTGGCCAATTCCGCAATCGTATCAAAATCTTGTATAATTAATTTGTTACCTTCAATCAAAGTCTTCAGATTGGAACATCCGATTCTTTTGACAGCAGGTGACATTTTAACACCTAATTGTACACCTCTACCAAATCCAGCAGATAATTGTTGTGG